TACCTACACGCACACCTTCTAGTACAGTATTAGACCACTGCAGTGGATGCGGTTTGCCAGTAGCTATAATGCTAGTAGGTTTATATCTGTAAAATCCTAGTAGTCTGCGTTTCCAGCTAAAGTTATCTAGGCGTTCAATTACGCTATCTAAACCATCTCTGCTGTGTATAAATCGTTGATCGCCTATGTATATGCCAATATGAGCTGGTTCGCCTAGGATATTGAACAAACATAGGTCACCTGGATGTGGGTTAGCAACTGGCTCCCAACCATCCTTATAATAGTCAATAGCAGCTACAACCTTAGGGTCATAGCTGCCAGCGTATAATTCTGTATAGCTAGGCAATTCTATGCCTAGCTCGTGCTTGTAAAATAGTCTGGCTAATCCCCAGCAGTCTACACCTTGTGTGCTTCTACCATTTTCTTTATATGGTAAGCCAATATATTTATTATAATTCATTAGAACAATCCTGGAAAATATAATGGTGTAAAGTTAAAGTTAGGAAAAGGCTCACGACTAAAGCTAATCATTTCTAGTTGTAGTTGTATACTTTCAGCGTTATAAATGGCGTTGGTAATATAAAATTTAGGAAAACTAGCTTCTATGTAGTTAGGATCACTAGCTAGTATTAATTGTATATTTACTTCAGCTGGTTTTGTAAGGTGTTGTCTAATTAAATAGATTGCTTCTTGTGTAACATAATTAAATACAATTGAGCAATTTCCTACCCCAGTTTCTTGCTCTGTGGGTAGGGTAATTTGCATTGGTAAAAATACATATCTAAGGCTGTTACTTATAACGCCATAAATTACTTCACTATCAGTAGTATCGCCTGTAATAGTGTTTGTTGTAGCTGTAGCTCCAGTAAGTCGTTGAGTAAATCCATCTGCTAAACGTATAGGATTTGCTAGATCTTCTGGATCTGTAATAGTTACAAGCATAATTAATTGCTCGTCTGTTTCAGACGAAAACATAGCGCGTATAGCGTCTGCGGATAGTGTACTCAGTCTACTCATGGTAATACTTCAAATTGTAAGTTAGTTTGCCAGTATCCTGGCGCACGATATTGAAGCGTAAAAAATTGTCCATCGCCTTGCGGCACTAGCCTACACTCAACGCTAGCACCAGTTCTAGGATGTGTAAATGTAAATCGCTTTACGCCTAGCAGGTCGGTGTTTACAAAAGTTTCTAGTGTTTGTGTTTGGCTGGTAGTCATTATAAAACTTAAACTTAGCATACTAGGTCTACGGCCACGCAATCGCTGCTTGGCCGGACCTGCATCCATACTAGAACGAACAATATTTATGCCAATAGTTTCTTGAAAGTCTTTTTGAGGACTTTGTGGCAATGTTACTGGCCATACAGGAATAGGCATATTATCTCCTTGCTACCATTGGTCTAGCACCAAAATTATTTGTTAGTGACTGCTGTACAGCGCTGTTTGATCTAGACATTTCACCAGCTACCATTTCACCAACGATTACCTCAATGCGACGATTACCGCGACTGTCGGTAGTTTCACGAGTTTCTGCACTAGCATTGCTGTAGTTGTTTACAACAACTTCAACTTTACCTTGGCTAGTATTTTGCATAGGATACACAGTTGCTGGACCTGTTACGATTTCGGGTCCTGCTTCTCCTGCAATACCCCATTCTCCACTTGATAGTGATCCGCCTTTAGCAAATACACCACCAAATAGTCCTGGATTTAATAGTGCATCATATGCTGAGCCATAACCTCCTCCACCACCAAGTAAACTCTTAAATAAACCACCAAGCAAACTTCCACCAGCTTGTAATGCGGTTCTTTGCACTATACTAGCTAAGCCTTGGAAGCCGCCTTCGAAACCCTCAATCATGCTATCAGCAAGAGCTTGAGGATTTACAGTAAAACTACGTTTAAGATTTTCACTAACTCTTTCTATTGAAGGAGTTACTGCCTCCGCCCAGCGCTCGCCAAAAACTAAACTTTCGCGTGTTACTTTACTGCCTAATACCTCAAACTTTTTTTCTTCAAACGTTTTTTGTTCTGGTCTAACATCTGTATAAATAAACGGGCCTTCGGCTCCACTAACTATAAAAGGTATGCGATTAGCAGCTAATAGTTCACTAGTATTTGGTGTTGGTAAATCTGCCTCAAACTGCCTGCCAGTATAAAAATCTGGAGAATCTCTACTAACTATAGGCGCAGGTTTTCCTGGCTGTCTACCTAAGCCAGTATAGCTTGATATGCTTGGTCCGACTATTGAAACATATAGTGGATCGCCTTCAGTGCCCTTAGGCTGCAGCATAGTTTCTGGTGTTTGCTTGCCACTGGCTAGGCCAACACGACCTAGTACGGTTTTGGCTAGGCCCATTCCGCCGCCTAAACTACTAAGAGTTTGCTGCATAGCAGTTTTAACCTCAAATCGCAATAAGTCCTCTAAGAAACTATTTATTAGATTTTTAAAGTTAAGTTTGCCTGTTTTTGTAAACTCTACTACGGCATCAGTCATGCGATCAAAGCTACGAACAAATGCATCTGCATATGCCTCTTCGCGTAGTGTAAATTGATTTTGTGCTTCTAGTAGCTGTCGTTGGCCTTCGGCTGTTAGTTTATATTGTTTTTCTAGTGCGCTTAGTCGGTCTAGTTCTAGTGCATATGCTTCGCTTGCTCTTATTTGTTGTGGAGTAGCTGCTCCTGAGTCGTCCCCAATTCCGCCAGATTTTACAGCATCTCTAGCTGCTTGTGCTCTGCTTTCTTGTAATTGAAATAAATTATTTGCTAATTCTCGTTCTATTCTTTGTTCTTGTATACGTTTACGTTGATTTCTGATTTGGTCATCAGTTAATATTTTAAATCTATCTGCTTGACCTAATAGTTCTTCTTCTAATTTTAATCTATTATCTAGTCTTAGTGTTTCTAAATTTCTTAACTCGCGCTGTAAAGCTAGCTCTTTGTCTAATTTTTGATATTTTATATCTAAGATTGATAGGTAGTCTTGATTATTTTGATTTACTTGTCTTATGTTTTCAGACTGATCAAATAGTTCTAAATTAATCTGGCTTTCTAATCGAGCTCTACGTTCTAATTCATTGGCAGCTTCTTGTGCCAATGTCTTATTGGTATCACCTTTAGCAGTAGAAACTAGTTCTCTGCCAGTTCTAATGGCAATATCTACTTGTTTTTGGCCTTCTTCCACTAACTTTTTGCGCTGGATCTCTGCCAATTGTAACAACATGACGGACTTTGTTCCTATACCATACTCAGTATCGGTAACAACAGAATTAATACTATTTTCTAATCCTTTTATAAAAGTATTTAATACTTTTATTTTATCATCGGCTGCTAGTGCAATATCAGCAAGTGCAGTATTAAAATCTTCTATAGAACTTTTAATACCTTTTTGTTGTTGAGCTAGTGCTAGCTTTTGTCTGCGCTCTACTAACGCATAAAGTGCTGGATTATAAATAGCTGCTGATCTTAGTTCTGCTAATGTTCCGCCAGAAAATAGCTCTTCTGCTCTGCCAGCTTCACCAATTCTGCCTGCTAATTTTACTGCGCGCGGTATATTTTCTGCGGTTTTGGGTAGATTTTTTAGTTCTTCAATATCTGCTAGACGCTGAATTTGTATGCGTAGTAAATCTTGAGAAGCACTAAGCATTTCTTGGCTGTTTATCAATTTAAAGTCTAGATCAATTTGTTCTTTGGCTAACTTATTGCTTAGCTGAATGCCTGCTTCAGTACTAACTGGAAATTTACTTAATATGTATTTTTGCTGTTCTACAACTGCTTGTCTTAATTTTGTACTAAACGCATCTAAACTTCTAGCAATAGTGGCTCCAACACTCTTTTCTATTAGTAGCTGTGTTTCATTCGCTATTTGTTTAGTTTTTTCTTTTAAATCTT